TTACCACCGGATGCAGGCACACCGGGCCGTTACACAATGACCAGTTTAAGCATACGTCAATTGTTTGAACAATATGAACTAAATGTTCACCCTGATCCCATCATGAATCCGCCGGACGAACAAGGCCGTCGCAGCAACTATAAAAGTTTTGGCGTAAATATGATGAGGCAAATGCTGGAACTAGGAACTTTACATATCAATGAAAATTGTGTAGAATTCTTAAGAGAAGCACAAAACTATTACGCAGATGAACGGGGACGTTTCAGTGATCCCGATGACTGCATTGATAGTGCTCGTTATGCACTGTTAGGATGTTTAAATGGATACGCCGAAGAATTCAGTGCCAGCACACCAAAAAGAAAATTCGAACAAGCTAAACACAACATGCGAGTTTGGCAAGCTAATCGCTATGCTGAGAAGCCAGTATGGAAAAAGGCCTGGGACTCAGAAAAGGGCAGTGTTGCATAACGCTAAATAATCTATACAAGGTCTATTAATGCCAAAGAAAAAAGTCAATCTTAGTGTGGGACGCGGTGAGAAGTTACCAGTCAGCAAGGGCGCTGGGCTTACTGCAAAAGGTCGTGCCAAATACAACAGAGAAACCGGCAGCAATTTGAAAGCCCCGCAAAAGAAAGGCGCCAGGCACGATAGTTTTTGTGCCCGCAGTGAAAGTTGGACTGGTGACCGCGGTCTAGCCGCTAGAAAACGTTGGGGTTGCAAATGAAAGCAAAATTACCAGGACTTTATGCTAACATACAGGCTAAAAGAAAACGCATAGCTGCCGGCTCCCCGGAGCGTATGCGTAAGCCCGGCACGCCCGGAGCTCCTACCGCCCGGGCTTTTAAACAAGCTGCTAAAACAGCAAAAAAGAACAAAGGAAAATAAATCGTGTTAGATTTAAGAAATGTAGTTATTAGTAATTTGAATGGCCATTCCGGAATGATGGCACGGTTTGTTAAAATGAAAAGTCTGTTAGATGCCAAATGTGCAGCAAACTTAAGACTTTTAGCAACAAAGAATTCCATTAATAGGAACTCGGATTATCAATACTTAATGTTGCCAGTCAGTGATTCTACTGCGCCAGTAAACGGTATTGATTACATACACCCGGTGGTCAAGCCCATTGTTGATTATGCAACTGCTGTGATTACCAAAGGCATTGCACAAAACGGTGAAATTAATTTTGAATTCGTGGCTGATAACAGTGCAGATGAAGTTGCTGCCCGTCAAGCCACTAACATGGTTCATAAACTAATTAATCAAAACAACGATCCACACTTTATCTTACAACACTGGGTCATGGACGCTTGCTTGCACAAAAATGGCGAAATGATGATCAGCCCCATGCGTGAAAGTTTTGTGCGTTATGTGACCACACAGGGCACCATGGATCAATTGCGAGCATTCGAACAACAAGCAGCAGATGGTGGACTAACAGCATTACGCACACAACGTCGTAAAATCAACGTTGACATGGAAACGGTAATGAAAGAATTACCCAGCGAAATGCAAGCAGCCGCAGAACAAAAAAGTCAAATTGGTTTACAAGTAACCATCGATGAGTTAGACACTGAAGTTAGCGCAGAAGCTGTGGGACCATTGGCAGCACAGTCAGCGCCCATGGGCCTAGACGAAGCAGATCAATTGTTAAGCGATGCTATCACACGCAACACAATCTACGAAGCCAAATATAAGTTAACTGGTTATAACTTAAACGTTAAATTCCGTCCTATCGCACAACATTACTTTATGTGCGATCCCACAGTGATCGACATTCAAGAACAACCTTTCTGCGGATTCTACAAGCCAATGAGCATACAAGAAGCCACAGAATTATATCCTGACATCGATCTAGAACAGTTTAAAGTCTATGCTGAATACAGCAACGTGGGCAGTTATCAAGCTGGTTCATTGTTAAACAACTTGGCCATACACGCCCGTGACAGTGTGCCTATCAATGGCTTACCTGCACAGGGCTATTCGGCGCAAGAACCAGAAGCACGTCAAGTCACTGTGCTCACAGTTTATAACCGTTACGACATTGACAACGACGGTGAATTAGAATTAATTGAATTAGTTTACAGTGGTCAATATGTTATCAGTGCCAAAGAAGTAGAATTTATTCCTATTGCCAATATGTGTCCAAAGCCATTGGCACAAAACTTCTATGGTATGGCTGTGGCAGAAAGTGTTGTGCCCATGCAGGAATATATGACTGCTGGACACAGAGCAGAACTACATCTAGGTCTATTACAGGCCACAGCACGTATTGGTGTTAAGCCAGATCGCGTTGACTTCGAAATGATGCAAGACGGCGAAGCTGCTATCTTTATCTTGGACAGCAAGTTCGATCCGGCCAAAGACATATATCCAATGCCTGCGCCCAGCGGAGACATTCGTTTCATTGACCAAGCTATTAATCGCATACAACAAGACAGCATGGCCATGGTAGGTATGACCACTCCCAGTGATGTGTTCAATCCGGAAGTCATGAGTCCCGGCAACAGTGGTGCCAAATTACAACTTGCACTGACTCCTAACCAAATTATACAAGACAACACAGTTAAGAACTGTGCCGAAGGATTGAAAGATGCTATTTGGTTAATTTGGAGAACATTGATTGCTTTTGGAGATGACTACGGTGTGCGTAAACTAGCAGCAGAATTCCATCCAGAAGGCAAACCTGAATTCATGGACTTCGAACGTTTCGATGCTATGAATTTCAACGAACGCAAAACTATTAAAATTGAACTAGCGTTGGGTATGCGTAGTGAAGAAAACAGTATTCAACGTTTAACAGTTATTAAACAAGCACAGACACAATTAACACAAGAAGTCACTGCCGGCGTGCAAAGTGGTGCACTGACTGCCAAGGCCTTTAGTAAACTACGCAAACCCTACGAAGACATGTTGTATGTATTGGGCATCAAAGATGCAGATGCTTACTTGCCCACAGAAGAAGAAGTCATGGAAATGGTCACGCAGGCACAACAAGCTGCCAGCCAGAAACAACCAAGCCCAGATGATCAAAAGAAATTAGCCGACGCAGAATTGTCCAAGGCTAAAACACAGGAAATTATTGCCAGTGTGCAGGGCACAGCCGCAGACAAGCAACTGGAAGCCATAGCTTTGATCGGAGAAGACAAAGCTGTGCGATACTAAATAAATTAAGAACGGAACTGAATTGAAATGATAGATGATCAAGTAACGGATTCTTTTAACAGTAGAATCCGCATAGATTTAAATAATGTTAAAAAGATGACTCCGGCACAACTGGATCGCGTCAAACAATACGGTAGTAGTGCAGAAAATTTATTGACAAACAAAGAATTTGCACAGTTTATACACCATTACAAGTTTGAATTATTGGATCAGTTAAGTGCAGTAAGCGGTCACACCGCAGAAACAAATTTACAGAGAATTGCAATAAGTAATTCTCTAGCTGGAATTGATGGATTTATAGCTAGTTTGCAAAAAGCAAAATGGTATAAAGATAAGGTGGTAAGCCAACAGGCCCCATCGGATATTATATAAAGGAAAAGTATGGAAGTCCTAGTTAATGACAAACCCAACCCGGTTGCCGAGGTGGTCCCTGTCAAAGAAGCCAACACTGGGCTGGATGCAATTGCTGCCAAGATGACCGCAATGCGAAATGTCGCAGAGCGTAATCGTCCACAGCAACCAGAACAAGTTGGGACAGGTAATTCTTCAGTGGCAACTGATGAACGCCCTGTGGCCCCAGAAGGCGTCGCCGACAGCGATACCGATTTAGTAGAGCCAGAAGTTGCAGTAACAGAAGTTGAAGATGACCCAGCCAACGATGACACGCCCGCCCCTGAAGAGGTAAGCGACGGTGATTCGACCAGTGCAGATATCATCGATTTTCTAGAATTTGCCGAAGAGAATCCAAACGCTAAGTTTAGGTTCAAACGCAATGGAAAGACCATCGAGATAGATGCTAAGAAGGCAGCGGCTATCCTAGGCCAAGGAGCAGCAATTAGTGAAGATGCAAGACAACTTAAAGTCGAGCGTGCAGAGTTTGATGAATTTTTAAACAATAAGCGTGCCGAAACTGAAGGTTTAATATTGGCAATGGAATTCACCGTAACGCCTCAATTACAACGGGCCTACGATGAAATTGTAAAGACACAAGGTTATCAAGCTACCTTTCAACAGCAATTACAGCAGACAAGAGATCCTGCTGCACTTGCTAGGATACAAGCAGCTATGCAACAGAATGAGAGATACATTCAACAGCAGAGTCAGCAGATCAGGGAATTGAAACCAAAGATAGATCAGTTCTACGATATACGTAAAGGACAAGTCCACCAGATTCTGGAGGAAAGTCGCAAAAACTTTAAAGACAAAGAACTGAAAAATCAATATGTCTACAACGAGATTCGAGAGAATGTCGCCAAAGGATGGGAAGGTGCCCGTCGCCAATTAGTGGCTGGAATTGATAACATTGATTTAATCAGCAGTGACGAACATTTGTTAGGTCTACTGCGAGATGGATTAAAGTATCGAGACAAGCCCAAGACTCGCAGTGCCGGTGGCAGTATTGCAGCATTAACTCAGCGCAAAGGTGGCAGTGCCATACATGCTCGCGGTAAAGATGACTTGTCAGATCTTCAAGATAAAGCCAGAGCGGGCGATAAAAAAGCCCAAGACAATCTCTTAGTGGCCAAGATGCAGGCATTACGGGCACAAAGAGGTGGAAGATAAAACGCTATTAACAAAGGAAAAATAAAATGGCATACAATTCAACCACAGCGATCGGCAATGGCACAGGTGCTTACCAAACCGATATCGTTGTTAAAGACTTAGACTTAGACGTTAGTAACCGTGTCAAGGACGATACCCCTGTTCTTAACATGTGTATGGCTAAAAAGCGTAAAGTAGTTTCTACTTTGCCTCTATGGACCAATGACGTTTACCGCACACCACAGATCCAAGCTCAATTGGAAGGTGCTGCTGTTAGCTCTAGCCTAGTAGAAGCACAAAGTCGTGCTAACTTAGGCAACTACACACAGATTTTCAGCACAGTAGTTGGTTCTACTGGAACTGCTCGCGCTGTTGAGCAATCTGGTGGAGATCCACAAGCATATCAAGAAGTCAAGCAATTGATCGAATTGATGTTCGACGTAGAAGCTCAGATCGTTCGTAATGACCAGATCGGAACCAAGTATAGTGGACAAAGCGGTGCTGCTTTAGGTATCAGCATTCCTACAGCTGGTGGAACCAGCGGTAACGTAACTGTTCCTGCAAACACTAGTGCCAACGTTAAAGTAGCTGACACCAATGGTGTTGGTCCTGCTGTAGCAACTGGTCGTCGTATGGGTTCTTTGAACGCTTTTGCTGGAACTCATTCGTTTAACCCAGCAACTGGCACTAGCTACTTGACCGTTTTCAACAACGAGTCTAGCGATGCTACTACAAACGGTGCAGCTAACACTTGGATCGTTGGTGGATCATTGAGCAGCGGCACTTTGACCAACACAGGTGAAGGCCTAGGTTCTAGCTACTACAGCTACACTGGCACACTACAACAGTTTGCTCCTAGCCTATACAAGCAATTGGTTACAACTGCTGAGCAGCGTTTCAATGCGAAGATTCGCACTATCGTTTGCCCAACAAGCCTACGCACACACCTAAGCGACACAATGCCTACAAGCCGTAGCATTAACCGTGTTAACGCTGAACGTGGTGACACAATTGCTACCTACGAAGGCGATTTCAACTACACCTACGAAATCTTTGATTCTTGGATCATGGATCAAGTTGGTGCTGGTAACCAAATCTACTTCTTGAACGAAGAAGTTCTACAGTGGGGTAGCTTGCGTGACCTAGGTCCTAACAACGAAGTGTTCTCAAACGCTGACGCTAGTTTAGACCAGTTCATCATGGAAGGAACATTAATTGTTCGTAACCCAGCAGGTGTTGGTGTTCTACACGACATCGGCGTTGCAGGTCAAAGCGTGAGTTTTGGTTCTGGCAATGGCGGCGCAAGTTCTGTTCTTGGCGGTATCCGTTCAAGCACAAACGTTGTTCGTCTAAATGCTTGGGATTCAAACTCATTCTGATCGTAATTGATTAGATGAACAAGAAAAGGGTCTGCGGACCCTTTTCTTACGGCAATAAATAAACATATGAACGAATTCATTCCTAATCAATCAGAAATAATCGACGGCGAAATTCCCGATCATGATCCTCGAGCTTATCGACAAGACCAGGGTGGTCTTGTAACTGCACACAATGGTATTGCAGATAAATTGTTACAAAACGATAAACTATACAATGCCATGAAAGGTGATTGGCAGCGTGAAGATTATAATTTAAGTAAGAATATTAAAACTACAACTGGCCGCGAAGATGGCAAGTTTTATATAAAACGTGAACAACTCAACGTCGAATATATCGCCGAACAGTGTGCAGAATACCGTAAACGTGCCGAAGCAGGATATATCGATCCACTGGCACCTCTGATGCCTGATGGCAGCATAGGTTATAAATGGATGGAATTGCCTGAAGTTATTGCCATACAAATCAGTAATGATTATTTTGGTGGCATGAGCTGGCACACAATTAAGCGAGATCGTGCTCTTAAAGCACAATTTTATCGAGTAGTAGAACAAGAATATTCGGCGTTTGTCTGCTATCCCCACGGTAAACTTCCCATACCCATAGAAGTTCCATACCCAGCCAAGGTTGGAACAACGGCATTCTTTCAGGGTGCCAATTTTGCAGGAAAACTTTAACATGTCAACATTGATCCCAAATGCAGATGCATTAGTCAGCTATATAGAAAACTTTACAGGCAGTAGTAATAACACAGAAATACGGCAGTGTATTTTTCTAGCTGAAATGAGTATGCGTAATCTAGAAATTCCGGCCCTTAGGACCAATCCTTATACCACTATTGGTGTTGCTAATTCCCAGGGCCAAGTGGCTATTCCTGCCAATATGTTAAAACCTATTGTGTTTTTCTATCAGGGTGGGCCCACTACTAGTCCAGGAGCAGGCCCATGGATCATATATGACCGTATAGGTGAACGTGATATGATTGCACAACAAATGATTGCACAATTGTATCTAAATCCTGTGAACATACCACAGGTATACAGAGGTAATTTTGCAGAAGTAGGTCAGTTCTATGAATTCACACCGTTCCTAGGTGAGGGAGCTGAAGTTAATTTGTATTACTACACAACTTGGCCTGAATTGTTTAGTCTAGAACAAGATGGTGTCACCGAAGTTCAAAGTAACGTAGTGTTACAAAGTTGGCCAGAAGGGTATATATACGGCACATTGCGCGAATATTATCTAAAACGTAAAATGGCTGAAGATGCGGCTGTATGGGGTGCAAAATTCGACAAAGCATGGGATACGGTCATGGATCAAAATAACAAAGGCAAATGGAGTGGCGGTCATACCAAAATGTGGAGTGTTTGGCAACCTAGACAACTACGTCGTTTCAGCACAAAATAAGGAAATAATCAAATGGCTAATGTCTCAGTAAGCAACACACCTGGTTTATATATTGGATCTGGCAGCGCAAATATATTAAACAATGCACAACAACTGCTAGGTTTATTAAGTAACAACGGCGGTGTTGCATTTTCATTGGATCCCACGACCAGCAACACAAAAGTAGAAGCCGCGGTCACTAGTATCAGCAGTAATTTGCCTAGCTTGAATGTCACTGGCAATATCACTAGTATAAGTGGTTATTTCCTAGGCAATGGTAGTCTGTTAACAGGTCTACCAGCAACTTACAGCAATGCCAATGTGGCAGCATTTTTACCAACTTACACTGGCAACATTGGTGCAAGTTTTGTAATCAGTTCAGCCAATGTTAGCGCAGTCAACGTAGTGGCCAGCAATGGATTCTTTTATGCCAACGGATTACAAGCAGTGGGACCACAAGGACCACGTGGTCCACAGGGCGCACAAGGACCACAAGGATCGCAGGGACCACGTGGACCACAGGGCCCGCAAGGACCACAGGGAGTGGGAGCGCAAGGACCGCAAGGACCCACTGGCCCACAAGGTCCACAAGGAGCTCCTAGTTCTGTAGCAGGACCACAAGGACCACAAGGACCTACTGGTCCACAAGGACCTACTGGTCCACAAGGTGTGCGCGGAGATCAATATTCTACTACCAGTAACACCAGTTTAACTGTGGGCACAGGCGTTCAATCATTGACAGTGGACACCGGATTGGCTTACACGCCTGGCCAAAGTATTATCATTAGTTCTGTCGGTGGAGGAACCAATGAAATGACCGGCGCTGTGACCAGTTACACCACTGGCACAGGCGCAATGACAGCAAACATAACCAGCACTGCTGGCAGTGGAACATATTCGAGTTGGACAGTTAACTTGGCAGGCGCTGCTGGTGTGCCAGGCCCACAAGGACCGCAAGGACCACAGGGCGTAACAGGACCACAAGGTCCACAAGGACCAATCGGTAACGCAGGCCCACAAGGCCCACAAGGCCCACAGGGTGTAACAGGACCACAAGGTCCACAAGGAGATGCAGGACCACAAGGACCGCAAGGAGATGCAGGACCACAAGGACCGCAAGGCCCGATTGGTCCTATAGGTGACACAGGACCGCAAGGCCCACAGGGCACAGCTGGACCACAAGGCCCACAAGGCACAGCCGGCGCACAAGGTCCACAAGGTCCACAAGGAGATGCAGGTCCACAAGGTCCACAAGGTCCACAAGGAGATGCAGGTCCACAAGGGCCACAAGGGCCACAAGGAGATGCAGGTCCACAAGGTCCACAAGGAGACGCAGGACCACAAGGACCCACAGGCACATTTGATGGCGTTTTAACCAGTGATCTCGATGGAAATGGATTCTTAATCAGCAACATTGGTGGCCTACAATCTTCGGGTAATATCACAGCCAATGCTGGTTACTATTTTATTGGTCCAGGAAGTGCAACCAGTTTACAAGATTACGACAATGTGTTATCTCAACCTGGTATAGAAACTTGGTTAACCAAATTAAGAACCAATGATATTGAAGCCAAAGAGCCTGGAGACAGCAGCATCATATTCAGCGGCGACGCTAATTTAAACATATTCAGTTATGGTATTGGTAATATTAATTTACAAGAACGTGTGTTTGCTAATGCTGGTATTGAAGCAACAGAAGGCAATATTACAGTAGGATCAGGTTATTACTTTATCGGTGACGGCAGTCAATTATCCAACTTACCAGCTGGCAATTACAGCAATGCCAATGTGTTCAGTTATCTCACAGACAACGCCAGTGATCTAACCACAACCACAGTATATTTTGGAAACATCGGTGGACTTACACAAATAGATGCTGCGGCCGGCACAGATTTGACTATTCAAAATGCCACTGGTAATATTAAGTTAGCCACCACAGATGCTGTAGACCTATTCGGAGGAAGACTGGTAACCACTGGTAACGTGGAAGCCGCTTACTACATCGGTGACGGCAGTCTGTTAACCAATTTGCCTGCCAGCACAGGTCCACAGGGACCACAGGGTCCACAGGGCACATCTGGACCACAAGGACCGCAGGGTCCACAGGGCGACGCAGGTCCACAAGGACCGCAGGGTCCACAAGGCACATTCAGTGGTGTATTCACTGCCAACGTGGATGCAGCAAGATATACACTTACTAGCCTAGGCGGCCTGACCAGTAATGGCACCATAACCAGCAATGCCACATTGGTTAGTTGGAGTGACGCAGGTGCTGCTGTATTGGGTGCCAATGATGCCTTTTTACCTGCAACAGCCGGTGGAGGTTTGGCCATAGACAGTCCTGTGCGATTAGGCAGTGCTTACACAGTGACCAGCACTTCGAGACCGCAGGCCGGTATAACTATAACTGCGAATTTGGCATTGGGTCGCAACAACAATGATAACAACGCTAGAGTTCGTCCAATTCAAATAATCAGCATATTAGATCCACGTGGATTTAACAGCACAATTGGACTTCAGCCCAACACCGCAGCCAATACCACTGCCATTGCTAGAAGCCCTGCTAATCATCTTGCTATGTTGGTCAACAACAGCAACACTGCTGCATTAAGCACTGCTAACAGCATAGTAAGCGTGCAGGGCATCGCAGGTATAGGCGCAGGCGGCAATGCCACTGTTAATTATGCAGTGGGTGTTCAAAGTGGTGTAGTTAACTTTGTTAATGCAGCCAAC